TTGATTGTATCTAAGGAAACCATACAGGATGAAATCCAAAGGACAGTTAACGAACTGTTCCAATTCGAGCCAATTACTCTAATGGACAAGGCAAAAGCCTTTTTCCCATCAACATCTGCAAATTATATAAATAGCAGATCAATGGGAGGCGCAGTAGGCGCAATCTTAGAACATCCAAGAGTAAGGGAATCCATGATAAGGAGACCCGGAGGTTATATCGAAGAAGAAATGACCCTCACTAGTGAAGACATCACTCCTCTAGTTGAAATCATCATATCTGCAAACAGGCAGACTTATGAGAAGATCCAACTTCAGGAAAGTGATGTCATTGACTATCGACCGGACCTTTTAAATTTTACAGAAGCATTTACTGAGCTATGGGAGCTAATTAAGGACATCGCAAAAGATGAACCAAATATAGCAATACCATTAGCCTTAGCTGAACCTTTAAAAATAAGGGTAATTACAAAGGGTCCACCATTTAAAATGACAGTCTTAAGGTTTCTACAAAAGAAAATGTTATCTGTATTAAGGAATCATCCAACATTTAAGTTAGTTGGTTCACCGACAGGGAAATATTCAACCTTAGGAGACTACCTTGAAATAATATTCAAGGGAGCTCAAAAGGGAGATAATCTCTACCTGTCAGGAGACTATAAAGCAGCAACTGATAATATCAAGAGTTGGGCCTCTGAAGCAGCATGCGAAAGTATCGCAGTGCTTCTAAGGCTCGATCCGATAGAAAAAAGGCTATTTAAAGAGTCACTTACAGGATACACTTTACAATTTAGGAAAGACCAAGATATCACTTTATCCGGTGAACAGAAGATAGGTCAATTAATGGGAAGCATTGTATCTTTCCCAATATTATGTATAATCAACGCATCGATCACAAGATTCGTCTATGAAAAGTCAATCGGAGAAAATAAATTCCTCCGAGACTGTCCAATAGCGATTAATGGAGATGATATTGCAATGAAATGCAATAAAAGAACACATGAATATTGGAGAAAAATCCTACCATTAGTTGGTCTTAATGAATCAATAGGGAAATCTTATATTTCTCCGAGATTTATACAGATCAACTCGACAAATTTTGTCGTGGAAGGAAATTGTCTACATCAAATACAGTATATAAATATGGGACTATACTACGGGATTAAAAAATCTGAAAGTAGTGTAGATCTCAGCGATCTAAA